GTTTCTCCTCGCTATAAAGCCCATACTTAGACAAAATCTCAATAAAGTCACGCATTACCGAACCTTTGATGGATGGTAACGAGCTACGACATATTGTCAGCGTCTTTCCTTTCTCTTGAAGCAGTTTTACGATAAACCATGTAAGTACATTGTATGTCTTACCTGATCTCGTTCCTCCTTGCATGATGGAAATTCTCTTAGTAGAGTTTTGCAGTATTTCGAAGACTACGTTTGTGGTGACGTTCATAGGAAAAATTTTAAAAAATAGGATGGAAGTTTACTAATAGAAAACTTTTGGTTTTATAGGAAGGTAGGGGGTATCTATACACTTTGCTATTTTAAGCCCCATTTAAGCCTTTCAATTCCAAAATGGATACATAGTACTACACATAGGGTTAAAAGCCTTAGAATCGCCTTAAAATGCGAAATAGAGGCATTGTAGCTATTCCTCATAGTCACCATCTTCATTAATATCTAATAATTCGCCTTTATCATGGTTATAAAGTGGGATTTCATCACTTTCTCCTGCCTTGTAAGCAGGTACGACCATTCCTGGCTCTGTTTGCGTATCAAAGTTGATTATTTCACCTTCAGGTAACGCTTTGTGCTCATCTCCGTCTATTTGTTTCATAATATCTCCAATTTGGTTCGGTTTAACTACGTTGACTGTAATCTGCTTAACCACATCTCCTTCATGAGCAACCTCAGTCTTTTCGATATACCCTCTTCTCTTGCCTCTAGTCTTCAGTAAGAACATGGTCGCTAAGGTATCACCCCTAGCAATCCTCTCCATTAACTTTTGTTCTCCAAAGTCAAGCATTATCTCCTCAGGCTCGATTTCAGCCAACCTCTTAGCAAACTCAGGGTCATCCTTCAACCAAGTCTTATACTGCGTTCTACCGACTCCTGAAGCCTCACATGATATGGTGATATTGCCAAAGTTCTCCTTATAAGCTATGATAAAAGCCTCTTTAGCTATTTCCTTGAATTGTGCGTTCATATTATCTATTCTTTGTTGGTGTGCGTATTGAAATAATGCTAGTGACCTTCTTCTCCAGGTTATCATAACCTAACCACTTGCCACAATTAGTGCATTCAAACTGAGTTTCCTTTACTTGACTAAACCACACGTATCCTTCGGTAACTGTACCGCATTTACACGTGTAATCCTTTTTACCATAAGTATCTTTCATGTCAAATGTTTAAAAATGTTAAAATCATTGTTTTATATCAGAATTTTGAGGGGCCCAAGACGTCTTAAATTTAGATCACACTAAAAATATGCCTAGGGGGTCCAGGATCTAGAATATACTTTGTAAGCCCTTAGATACCCCAAAAATTTGGTTATTCCCTATCGTTTAGGTCCTTTGCTCATAATTGGGTCCAAGTCCTAGAAACGCCTTAAAATACCCTTAGTTTAAATTGGTTGTTTTTATGGTGGTTTATTGTGGTACTATTCCGCTAAGTTAAGGGAATAATTTAATGATTGGAAAGGCACTCAAAGGGCAAAAGTAAAAATGCCTAGCATTATTGTATTAATATATAAACCACTAATTTAATTAGTAAAGTACTTATATAAGTATTAACTACTTATATTAATATACTATATTAAATTGAATATTAAATTAGATATTACATACTTTATACTAGTATACTAGTAATTTAATGGTAAAACACTGAATAAATACCTAAAAATAATTTATAAATATTTATATATTTTTGAACTTTGTATTTATTTAGTACTTATCTTTGATTTATCAAACAAACAAAAACACACACAATGAAACAAACAAACACACAAAACAAAACATGGTCAATTGATGCTATTATCTTTTTATCGGTATCAATTTTATGGTTGATCGGTTTTGCTTTCGCTTCTTAATATTAACTATTTAAACTACAAAAACAAACACAATGACAAACAAAACAACAACAATTAACAAACTTTTGCAGATGCTTATCTGCTTTTTGTCTTTCTGCATCTTACCTACTTTTTTATTCTCTTTATTGATACCAAACTTATTGGTATCTTTTTGCGTTTGGTTACCTATTTCAATTTTGCTTTACAACATTATCAAAGATTAATTAACACATAAAACAAACACAATATGCAAACACTATCAAACATTTTATTGGTTGCCGAATTAGTTTTATTTAGCTTATTTATGGCAAACGTCGGTAAATTATTAATTCACCTTTTAATTAAAGAAAATGCAAACGATTAGTTTATTCGAGCTTATTGCTCTATTCATTGGCGGTATATTAGTTTATACCTTATTAAAAACAATTTGGCAACAGTTAACCCAATATAAAAAGTAAACAACATGAAAAGCAAAACAACACTACCAAACGCTTTACCAATATGGCAAAATAAATATTGGTCAATAGAAACAATTAGCGACAGTGAATTAGCCATATCTAACGGCTCGTCAATTTGCTATTGTTACATATCAAAAGACAAAAACAAACTATATTTTGACCACGTCAACTGTCCTAAGTACATAAGCAAAAAAGCGTTATCAATAGCGAAAAAGCATATTCAATCAATTTACAATTAATAAATACTACAAACATGCAAAACGAAACAACCGTACAAACTGAATTTAAAGTTCAAATTGACCAACAGTGCACAATTTGGATACGTTCAACAAAATACATAAACGCAAATAGTCAACAAGAAGCCGACCAAATAGCGATAAACATGCACAAAAGCGGTGAAATATTTAGCGACCTTGATGAATACGAGTACATGTACGATACTTTACACGAAACTGAAACAATAGATATTTTGAACGAGCAAGGCAATACAATATTAAAAACATACTAACCAAATAAACTACAAACATGAGAAACACAACAACAATAAGCATAACAAGACGATATTTAGTTGAAACATTAGAAAATTTACTCACTGACGAATTTGATAGCTCCGAATTAGTTTACTTAACTGACGAGGAGTTAATATATCAAATAATACAAAGTGCCGAATATTACCAAAACGAATACAATAATCAATAAAATTTAACAACATAAAAAACAAAACATGAGAACAAAATTTAACAACAGCGAATTGACACACGTTTGGGCAAATCAAACTCAAACACATGGCAAAGGCTCAAACATTTTTTTTGAGCATGATAGTATTTATTCATATGGTTATCATTTTAAACTAGCTCAACACGTTACCAACAAAGACGGACAAAAGTGCGTTTTTTTTAATGATAGGAGCTATTCTAATAGTACGTCTAAGCATCAAACACTCGTTTGGCGTTCAATTCCCGCAAATGTTCAATTTTTTAAGGTACAAAGTTTTTTCAATGATATTGAGAACTCAACAAACGCACATTTGGAAAACTTAAAAAGTTATTTAGAATACGCAAAAGACGGACAACAAAAGGCAATAAAAGCAACCAAATTAAAAAACGGCTACATTGAACAAGCAAAAATTGCAATTGACGTTTTTGAAAAGTACGTTAGCTTTTTTGGCTTGAGTCAGTTTTTATGGGATTATCAAACGCTACAAAATAGATACAACGAGCTAACCAATTGGATATTTGAATACCAAAACTCGGAGGAGTTCAAAACATGGCAAATAAAAAAAGCCGAGAACGAAAGAAAAGCCGAGCAAAAGCGACTAGAAAAAGCAAAAGACGACATTTTAGAATTTAGGGCGTTTAAAGTTTCGTCAATTTATAACTTAGGTCAGTATTTTTTAAGATATAACAAAGAAACGGACAAAGTAGAAACAAGCGGAGGCGTTAAAATGTCTAAAAATGTTTTTTTATTGGCTTATCAACGTCTAAAAGATAACACTTTGCAAATTGGTCAACACGTTGGCGACTTTACTTACAACGGCTTTAAAGACGGCTTTTTATCGGTTGGTTGCCATAAAATTAGTATTGACGAGGTTGAAAATTTAGTACCTCAATTAGGTTAACTGACGAGGCTTAAAATGTAGCCGAAATAGAAGCCCTTTTTTAGGGCTTTTATCTTAACCAAAATAAAACACAATGTTTACACGAATTAACAACGACACAAACGGCAACCCTCGTTTTGTTGTTCATTATTTACAACTAGCTGACACATACGAAAGGGCTTTATTTTTAGCTCGTCAATTAGGAGGGCGTAAGTTTCACAATAAGCAATTTGGCGGAGGTATTGCGTTTCAATCTTACAATACCGACCAATTAGCCGAAAGGATAGCAAAAATAAAAGAGGCGGAGTATTTGGCAAAATAAGACGAAATAAGACACTAAAAATACAAAACTATGTAAGTACCTTACCAACATATTAAACAAGCTAAAAACGGCTTAAAATGGCGTTTAAATTGATTTTAGTCAATATGTCAATATATGGCATAAAATATCCATGTTTGAACATTGATTGACTATGCAACTACTTTTCAGTTGCAGACAAAAACCTGCCAAAAACCCTATGCAAAAACTCCCCAAAAAACCCACAAAAATCTTGTATAAGCAAAAATCTTTTATGTCCGATTTTTTGTCCAGACAATTTTTCGGACAAAAACTTTTGCAAACCTTTAACAAAGTTTTAACTAAAAATCTATTAAAATTTACAAAAACTTCCTAATTTTACATTC